AAACGTTCTTTTAAGAAATGATGTATTATCAATATGTATAAAAGGTATACTTTCAGCTTCTTTATCAGCCATTGTATATACAACACCAATTAATTTCATAGCAACAGATATACGAGTGTGATTGAATAATTCACATTCCGAAGAAACCCCCATAGAATTGTCGTCACCATATGTTGCTAAATTAACATATTGTTTAAATAATTCAACGGGCTTTTGACTAATTAATACAAAAGCATATCTCATATATAAACTATTAACTATACAATTAATTATAACAGTTAGAGGATGACCAGATGGATTCCCTTGGATTTCAATCAAATCACCATTAAAATCAACAGATGCAAATGCAGTATCTGCAGCTATACATCTTATAACTTGTAATTTGGAATCTTCCCATCCTGCTTCTTGGGCAAGACGTTCAAGGATTCTATAAGCTGATAAAATAAATGGAGCTGCCATCTTCTTATCAAATTTGGCATAATCTCCAGCAATTATCCTATCTTTTCCAAATTTAGTAAGATAATCATATAATTTACCCCATTCCGTGGATTGTGCAACTATACCAGGCATCGCTTCAAATACAAAGGGATTATTCTGTATGAGTCTTATATGAGATAATAAATATTTTCTCACAACAACAGACCATGCAAATTCACCACCCGTAAAGACACGTGTCTTGCCGGCTTGTATTTTCTTATTAGATGTTGGTTCATCTTTCAAATGACCACAAAATTGTGGATGAAATCTGACACCATTGTCGTAACATTTTTCAATTTCATCAATTCGATCTTGAATTAAAGGATCTAAAGATAATATGTGATTATTATCATCAAATTCTATAAAATGTTTCTTTGATTTCTTAAAAGGGTTACCAGCACTGGTACTGCAATTTAATCTATCCACGAATGTTACACCATCAACACCATTTAAGGCAGTTTCTTGAGTGTAAACTTCTAACATTTTAATTTTATCACCTAATCCTAAAATTAAATCATTGGTGAATGCATTCTCACATCTTACCAAAATATCTTCCCGGAAAATTAGACATGGTTTTGTCATATCTTCTATCGCTAAGTTCCATGGTTTCCATGTCATATCTGGACAACTA